CTAAAGATTTGCGAGGGCCTTTTCATAATATGAAACCGCCTCTTTTTCTTTGTCTTTGGATAAATGAGAATAGGTATCTAGGGTCAACGTGATATTGGAGTGACCTAGACGGTGCTGGAGTTCTTTGTAGCTAATTCCAGCGTTCAGCAACAAACTAGCGTGGGTATGACGGAAAGCATGGAGAGTAACTCGTGGAATTTCAAGTTTTTCACAGTGGCGATCTAACACTCTTTGGAAGTTATTCCTAGTAAGGTAGAGCCGTGTCGGTGTTTCAAATACCCTAGTCGGTGCTCCTCCAACTTCCAAGAATACCACTCGTTGACGGTTTTGGTATTGTTTGAGCATGAGGACTGTCGCCTTATCGATGCTTACAACTCTTTCCCCAGCCTTGGTCTTGGTTTCTCCTACCTGTTTAATTTCTTGTAAGTAGGTTTTGTTGATTCTGATACTATGCTCCTCCAAGTTAATATCAGACCATTCCAAAGCGGATAACTCACCTATACGCATACCAGTAGCAAGCAAGAGGCGAAAGGCAACCATATAGCCATACCTTGTAAAGTCTTTTTGGGCGAGCTTGTCAATATGATCCAGAAACTTTTTTAAGTGGTCTGACTGGATATACTTCACTTTCTTTTTCGCCGGTTGCTTCTTCCTGGGAACGAGAGTATCTCGCACAGGATTGTACTGGACCAACTGCAAAACAATAGCATACCGAAACATTCGCGATAGAACAGAGCGTGCCTTATCAAATTGATTTGTACGCTTGGCCAGATCATTTACAAACGCCTGGGCTACTGGTGGGCTTAGTTTTTCCAGTCGCATATCTCCCAAACGGGGTAGGATATGATTCTTTAGATATGATTTGGTATTTCTTAACGTTTGAGGTTTCACAGTGTTCTGGTAGTTCGCTAGCCAACTTTCAGATAGTTCCTGAATGGTTTTTATATCTGTTTGAGCACAGAAGCGTGTTGAGCCATTTTGTTTGAAGTTATATTCTGCTTGCTTGGCTTTCTGCCTAACTTCCTTTTGTGTCCTCCCCGTGACATTGGTCTTGACTTTCTTCCCTGTTACCTGGTCCACTCCTAGATAGATATTTGCACGGTAAATAATGCTACCGTCTTTCTTTGTTACTTCCTTTATTTTCATGATTATAAACCTTTCTATCATCAGCAGGCAAGCGATTAAAAGGGATTTAGGTTTATATCATGCAGAATAGTAAAAAATAAAAGCGTAACAACTAAAAAGTTGATACGCTAAATTCATTGTAACCCTTACCCATATAGAGATACAGGCCTAGAGCAGTGTAGTTTTTGCAAACTTCTTTTACGATTAGCAATATTTTATCACTTTTTAAGTTTATTTGTTAGGATTATTAATCTTTTCAAGATGTCCTCTATCCGAACATACCTAATACTACAAAACAACTCTATTTTATCTTCTCTTTCTAGAAAATCTTCACAATTAGATTTTCAATGCATCTTCTATCTCACGCATTGTTTGTTTCATCAAGTAATAATGTTCTTGGGATGACTTTTTAAGTACATACTTTGTCCCTGGTCCACTCCCAATTCTTTTTATAAAACCTTGTTCAATTAACCGTTCTAAGGCTTTTCTATAACTATATTCTTGGCCAACCAATCCCAAATCGTTTTCAATCTGCATTCTCTTGATAGACAAATTCTCTGAAATGAATTCTAGAATACTTCTATCTGGCTCAGGAAGTTTATTAATATTGTGTTTAAAATCAACTTTCCAAATAACAATAGTAGTAGAATCAAATGGTATTTTGATGCTCGGGAGAATTAAATTATGTTTGGCTGCCACATCAAATATTTTTTGCCCTCCACTTCCAGCCTTCTCTGACAATCCTATTTTTCTCAAAAGGGTAGAAATGGTTGGGTTTCGTGTCACAGAATTATTCCCCTTGATAAACTCATCAACAGTTACTCTCATATTTCCCGGATTTTTAAATTCATAATAATCTGGTAATGCCGTAATCTTGATAGGAAAGTCTGCATCATAGTACGCATGCATCAGACTGTTTACTAGAGCTTCACGTAAAGACTCTTCTAAATCTTTTTTAAATGGTATACGAGCTTTGGAATCTGTATCCAACACAAACGGATCTTTCACAGTTGCGGAAAGTTTATCCAACACAATGAGTAGGAAGTCAAACATATTCAAATCTGGAAAACTAGCGTCCCCCGTAGAAACTCGGTCTATCCATCTAGGATTTAAGTTGCTATCTTTTTCAAAATAATCTAGTTGAAAATGAGGAAAACGATCCGTTATTGAATTGTATTTACCAAAAAACAGCAGACCACCAGACGTTAGTTTATACTTTCCGTCACCATTTCTATCTTTTTTATAGGCTCCAATACTGATTAACAAGTCTTCAACAGATAAATCTTTATACTTCTCATCTTGTAACACGAGGCGTGAGCGATATCTTTCAACCGTTTCTAAATTAATATCATCAATATCAAAATTTGGTAATATCTGGCTATCAATATCATCATGTGAACTAGATAAAAGATATTTTAATTGTTGCTTAGTGACCGGTCTATCACCTTCACCTAATCGAATATATGAGTTCCCGATATCTTTTCCTATATGGACAGGTTTGGCAGAATAGGGAGCCTCTCTTATGTTAACTATAATTATACTTCTATCGCTATCATTGATTGGTTTTATAAGAACATCATCATCAGTCAACAAATTAAAACTAACTTTATTAGGATTATTTACATCATTAAGTAACTGATCATAAATAGTTTGTGGATTCTTAAATCCTTTCATAGGATTTATCTTATCCCTCTCATCATAACCCAAAATTACTACTCCACCATTAGTATTGGCAAAAGCCGAATAGGTCTCCCAAAATGATTTTGGCAATCCTTTTTCAGCAGCCTTATATTCAATTTCGATTCCTTCCGGAAGATTAATATTCATTTCTATTACTCCATTCAAAATGATATTCTCAAGATGGCCTTAAGATAACTTTTCCTAGAAAACTTATAGTATCAGCTTACAAGCAGTTTCCAGTTAATGCATTCTCAAGATAATCTCAAGATAATTTTTCCTGCAAATACCTATTTTATTGCATTTCTAATAGTCTATTCTGGGAAAATCTCAAGATAATCTCAAGATAATCTCAAGATAACTTTTCCTGCAAATACCTATTTTATTGCATTTCTAATAGTCTATTCTGGGAAAATCTCAAGATAATCTCAAGATAACTCTCTGTTAAAGGAGTTCCGATTACAATTATTCCATACATTAGATTTTATTATTAACAAAAGACCACTTTTGTCAATAATTCCTCCTGTTTCTTTTTTGATTATTGACAAAATAGCGTTTTTGACAATAATTGTTCCTAATCATAATCCTGTTTCTTATCAAAATGGCTGAAATGCTCATAATGTTTCTTGTCTGATAGTCCTCGCTACCTATACTTGTCTAGACAACTTTCAAAGTGATATTCTCAAGAAAAACTACTCTACAGCATTCTCATTATATCCATTAGTATTAAAGATTAAGTATTTCTATCCGATAGCTTTTGAATTAAGTCAAAAGCTATTTTTTTGTCTACTTCATCTAACAGTAAATAATTTATTAACAGGTCAGCTTCATTTGTACAATCTTCTTTATCAAAATCTATTAGTCCCTTCAAGTAAATCATAAAACTAGGGTGGTGGACAATATGCAAAGCTAATTTTTTAAATTTTTTTGGATCGCTTAAATGCTTCTCTATAACAGTGTAAGCTTCCTGTTGTAATTCTAGATTTTCTTTGAAATTTTCATCATTCAATAAGTCATATAGGGCTTTAACGTTCTCTATATTTGGTTCGATTATTTTCTCAATAATATTGCTTATATCGAGTCCTTTTTTTTGCAATATCAAATAGGTATCAAATGAAATGCCTGTTTTATTGATTCCACGTTGATTGTATTCTATCCAAATCTTTTCTTCTCTAGGCGTGTAAGTCTCATACGGATATGGAGGTACATCTTCTTTAATATTGAGTAACTCAGCAACGCTTACATCAAAAATTTTTGCTAAACTCTCCCAAACTTTTTGATTTCTGGGAGAACGTTCCCCTTTTTCATAATAATTTAGCTGACTAGGAGATACTGAAATATCATATTCATCTTCTAATTGTCTACTCAATTTTGAAAGTGAAATCCCTTGATTCGTCCGTAATTGATTAAGTTTATTCCGTACATCAGTCATATATTTAACTACCTTTCGGGACTAAGTATAGCATCATTTAGAAAAATGGTAAAGAAAAAACATTCTCAAAAAAAGAATAAAAAGGCTTGACATTCTCAAAAGAAGAATTTATAATTGTTTTGTTCTCAATTTGAGAAAGGAGGTTTGAAATGATAATAACTGAGAAACACGCCGAAAAAGTGCGAGAGAAACGCGGAAAACTAGCACTAACAAAAATTAGACTTGCAAAAAAATTAGCAATTTCAACAAAAACATTAGTGAAAGTTGAAAAAGGAAACTATGACGCTCCACGTCGCATCTACGAGAGTGTTATCAATTGGCTTATTGAAGATTTATAATCTAGCAATTACTTGCCAAAAACTTTTACTTGCTACCTATGGCAGTATCAAGAGGTTTGTTGCTTTTTCTCCTTATTTGTTCAAACCCTTCTTGCTCCTTGGTACTGCTCTAGGTGGCAAGTACAGAAAAATACACAGAAAGGAGAACTATGGAATTAGTTTACATGGACGGACGGAAAGAGCCGTATACACTTAGTAGTATTGTGGCAGAGTGTGCAGAGGTGCAACATCACACTATTACACGCTTAATCAGAGAACACAAGGTAGATTTTGAAAATTTAGGAAAGGTTGGATTTCAAATCCAAGCTATGACTAGTGGCCAACATTCAAAGAACTACATTTTGAATGAGCAACAAGCTACTTTATTGATAACCTATCTCAGAAACACCCAACCAGTCAGAGAGTTCAAAAAGAACTTGGTCAAGGCATTCTTTGAAATGCGGGACGAGCTGGCCAACTTCAAAATCCAACGAGCCTTAGAAAAGCCAAGGCGAAAAAACTTACTTGAAGCAATCAAAAACTGGGAGAATGCACCCAAACAAGCCTATGCCTCTGTAAACAATCTGTTGCTAAAGGCAGTAACTGGAATGAATGCTAAGCAGTTGAAAAACAAGCGTGGCGGACACAACGGCATAGATAGCTTGACAAGTGATGAACTGACAAACTACCAAGCTTTTGAAGATGTAGCGATAGCTCTGATTAACGTGAATATGCAATACGCTGACATTCGAGAGTTAATCATGAAAAAGCAAAAACTATCTGTATGATAGGAGGAGATAGACATGGCATACCTGCCAGAAGAACGGGAAACAGTCATCAACTACGATGAGCTAGCAGATACCTGGACATTTGAAACCAGTGTCCGCAGGCACATTACCAAGATTGAAAAGCGTATCGAACTATACGACATTCTTTCAGAGGAAATCAATGAGCGAGGAAATCGTATTTACATCAGAGTTAAGATGATCGACGGAAATATCAATCCATTTGCAAAACCAAAATTGAAATTGACTGAAGAACAACGAAGGGAAAGAAGTGAGCGAGCTAAAACACGTTTTAAGGTCACAGAGTAAATAAACTTATTACTTCTGACAACTTGAAATATCTTTCTAGGGTAAATATACCACCCCACTACTTCACTTCTTCAAAATGAAGATAATACGCGTTAAAAATGAAAGGAGGAAAACCATAGGCGGACTAATCTATTTAACACTAAAAAAGACCGCTAAAAAACTAGCGGACCTAATAGAAACGTTATTTGAGTAAAAGAAAAGCCCAAAGTTTGACGACCGACAGGCTTTTCCAAAACATTACTAAACAGACATTTAATCAGCAGGCAAGCGATTAAAAGGGATTTAGTAAACAAATCTGAAATGATTATACCACAGAAACGTGGAATGTGCTAGCAAGTAGAGGGCAACTCTTAAAAATGCAGAGAAAACAAAAGAACGAGGAAAAAAATGAAAGATAGAGCTAATGATATTTTAGTCGATTACGAAGGGCTTTGTGGACAGCTTACTGATGTACTGGAAGTGTTGGATTTTGCAACTGCAGGGCATAGCCAGGCTATTACATCTGCTATTGTCAATACTTCCATTCACGCATTGCAAAGGATTATTGCAGATCATAAAGAATTAGCTAATGAATACAGAGAAGGAGTTTAAACATGTCTGAGGAATTAACACTAACTTTTGAACAAACTTTGATACTGCTTGCCATATTAACACCAATTAACTTTTTTCTTTGGTTTTGCCTTGGTTTAGGCACTTTTCAAGCTCCTGACAAACCGAAAACCAAGCCAGAGGGTAATCATTCCAAACAGCTGACAAATGCGAACTACGGGGCTTATATTCAATCACAGGGCAGATATTACAATTAGGGGGAATCTATGCTGACATTTGAAAAACTTGAACAAATAGCAAAACAAATAATTGATAACACTACCCAAGATGAAGCACAGAATTTTCTTGATTTAGATCATGAGGGGAAAAGGTTATGGACAAAGAACAAAATTATTAGTCTGGAGGCGCAGGCACGACCAAAAAACAACTACCAACACATCTACAAAAGATTTTCAAGCTCCTACCGCTTGGAATGGACTTGCCTATCACGGGGGCGGATATGGAACGGCTGACAGGCTTGGACGTTCGAACCATTCGGGAACATATCCGCCAATTGATTGTGGATTATGGCATACCCGTATGTGGTGGAAGAGATAACAAGCTAGGGGGTTACTATATCCCCCCAGAACGAAACGGAGCGACTTGCAGGAGTGCTACCACTCCAAAAGCAATACGACCAAGAACACAAGCGTATTCATGCGCTACTGACCGCAGACTTGCAAGACTGGAGGAGGTTTAGAGATGTTTAGTTTGAGTAAAGAGAGCGAGCAAGATCTAACTCACAGCTTGCTGGATATTGTTGGTAAGTACCTGGAAGGACGTGAGAAAGTCAAACCAAGAATACTTGGACTGATGACCGCCGAACAGTTGAAGGATGAGCTAGATATAGAATACAAGACTTTGCAACGGTGGGAAAAGCACGGGCTGAAACGATACCAACCACCGCTAGAAGATACGAGAAAAATCTTTTATCGGGTCAGTGATATTTTGATATTTTTGGGGGTTGAGAATGACAGATAATAAAAAATATTATTACTTAAAGCTAAAAGACAATTTCTTTGAAAGTGATGAGGCAATCATTCTGGAAAGTATGCCAGACGGCTATATTTATAGCAATATCCTTTTGAAATTGTATCTACGCAGTTTGAAAAACAATGGGCTACTAATGTTTAACGACTTAATTCCCTATAATGCCCAAATGCTTGCGACAATCACACAGCATCATGTAGGAGTTATCGAGAAGGCAATCCAGATTTTCCAGCAACTACGCTTGATTGAGATTTTGGATAACGGTGCAATCTATATGACCAATATCCAGAATTTTGTAGGACAATCAAGCACAAACGCTGATAGAATGCGAGAATCTAGACGACAATTACAAATGTTGAACAAATGTGCACCAGAGATAGAGAAAGATATAAAGTTAGATATAGATTTAGATATAAATAAAGAGATACATTCCGAATTGGACAATTCTGCTGAAAGAGTTCAGCGTATGTTTTTCCAAATTGGCTTAATCAATCATCTATCGATGAACTAAGTAAAGTTAGCCCAAAGAATTATCCCCTTTACATCCCTATCCAGTACCTCAATCAAGAAACAGGACACACTTATAAATTTATAGCTACTCACACCAAATTCATTCAAGCTAGATACAAAGACGGCTACACTCTTGAGGACTTCAAGAAAGTTATTGATACCAAGGTAGCTCAATGGAAGAATAACAGCCAAATGGCTCAATACTTACGGCCAAAGACCTTATTTTCTCCTAGCAACTTTGATAGCTACTTGAACGAAGTCCCAAAACATAGCCAACCAGGCAACAATGATAATCACCCACCACTACCATTCTAGGAGGTAATCCAATGGATCTATTAGACCGAAGAAAGATACTTGAAGAATGTTGCTCAAAACACGGAACACAGCTCTGGCAAATCCAATTTCCAGACAGAGAAACCAAAGAACTGAAAACAAGCATATTCTGCCCAGATTGTACGCAGGAGGATATTGCTTTGCATGAAGAAGAAATACTTCTAGAGGCACGTAACCAACAAGCCTATGTGGTAACCTATGATGTTCTAATGCGTGATAGCCTTGTACCTACTGAGCTGAAAGAAGCTAGTTTTGAGAACTTCATGGCTGATACTGCTGAAGAAAAGCAGATGTTAGAATTTGCTAAACGTCAAGTTGAGAAGTACAAGCAAGGCATGACAGGCAACACGCTGATCACTGGCCAGACAGGTATTGGAAAAAGTCACTTGTCTTTTGCTATGGCTAAGGCAATCAACGAGCATTTCAAGGAGATTGGCAAGCCTAAAAGCGTGTTATTCGTTAGCTTGACTGAAATCATTAAGCAGATTAAAAACGGCTGGAACTACGGCAAAGGGGCAAACCTGACAGAGTTTGATGCCGTTGAGCAACTGACCAACGTTGATTTTCTCATCTTGGACGATTTAGGGGCAAAGAATGCGAATATTGCTTCCAAAAGCGACTGGGAGCAAGATTTTCTATTTGACATTCTCAATAACCGAGAAACAACGATCATTAACACAAATTTGAATAGCCAGGAAATCAAGACCGTTTACAATGCACGAAATGCGAGCCGAATTTTCAAAGGACTAGAGGGGAACTCATTCAAGGCCTTCAGCATTTCAGATAAACGCTATTCAATCAACAAGCTAAAACAAGGAGAACAAACACCATGACCGAACAAGAATATTTTGCCCAGGCAGAAAAAGAGCTGGAGGAATTAAACCAGCAACGAGCCGAATTCATGACTATGGATTTTGAAGAACTCAATAATGCTGACTATATAAACTTTTTAGAAATCGGGAACAGGATTATCGCTGAAGATGTTACCTTGAACGTGTATGAACTCTATACACATCCAGATACTAGGGCAAAATGTTTTGCGACCATTGCCAAAATTGCTTATCACGTTAACAACATGTTTCAGACAACAGACCGCATGGAAGCAATGATTGACAGTCTAGAACTACACTTCCAAAATACGGTCAAGAAATTAACACTTCAAACAGACAGCGACAAGTTGGCAGAACTACTGCTGGAAATCAAGAAGGATAATCCGAATATGACGGCAGAGCAGGAAATCCAATTTATTCGAGATATGGCAGTTAGTGGATTGTTGGCGAAAGAAGAGTAGAGTATGAAACCCCAAAATCATGCTGAGGCGACTAGAAATTACTTAGAATACGAGCTAGAAGAAAAATACTTAAACATCAACAGACTCATTCAAAAGAGAAAAACAGATCTACTGCAGGGATACGAAGCCAAACAGATGAATATGAAACAGTTTGATACATCGAAAACAAAAAGCGGATCTCATTTCAACTACGCAGAAAACATGGCACTTGAGTTTTCTAGCGATATCGTTATTCAAAAGTTAGAAGAGTTTCAAAAATGTATCGATGAGCTATTAAAAAAACTAGAGCCAGATGACCGTGAAATATTTGAATTACGGTGGGGGCACCAAAAAAGAGACTGGGAAGAGATTTATCACACTATGCAACTTGGGAAGACTGGATATCTATACAGGAAAAAGTCTTCTATCCTAAAACGTAGAGAGATAATTCTGGATAGCTTTGCTCGTCTTCTGGGGTATCTTTAGTATTTGGTTTATTTCAACTATCCATAACGAGAGACTTTCTAGTTGATTTTTAATAACTATCTTGAAACCTTGATACAACTGATTTCGGGAGGTGATGCATAACTAGATACAATGTAAGATATAACTAATTCAAAAGGCTATGAAAAAGATTATTGACAAAAGAGGGTTTGAAAGGAGAGCTTCATATGGTTGATTGTAAGGACACATATTTTTTTTAAAAGAACTTAACAAAGAAATAAGCAAAATAGATAAAGAGCTTGTTCTAATTGATAAATACATAAAGACCATAGAAAAAGAGGGGATGAAATGCGGATTAGGTATCCACCAACGGTATCAAATACTAACTGATAAAAAGAGACTGACAAAAGAAATTATTAAAGGAATTGTCTCAAGGTTTCCACTTGGAAAGGAAATAAAAGAACAATTGGAATTGCAGGAGACCAAATAACATAAGGAGGAAAAAATGAAACCAGCAAATACTAAAAAGTTTGTAAAAGATTTAAAAAAAGAAATCCACAAACTTGATATTCAGATTAACTTAGCTAAAACTGGTATGGATATTGCTGAAAGTCTAGGGGATAAAGCTGACTATAAAAGTAATAAACTAGAGTATGATAAATTGATTGTACAAAAGAATATAAAGAATGACTTACTACAATCCACGATAAATAAATTACCAATGGATAAAATGGCTAGAGCTACAAATAAAACATTACAATAAGATTGGGGAAACAACATGAAAACACTACAAGAAATTTTAAAATACACTCAAGGGCTAAAGGATAAACAAGAAGCTAAGATTGCAGTTTGTAATCAAAATATATATGCAACAAAAAAACGAATCGAGGAAGTTAAGGAACTTATCAACGTTGCTGAAGCCGAGGTAGATGTAGAAAAATTTAATGATGGAAAAGTAGAGTTGCAAAAGCTGGAGAACGCTTTAGAACTCTATAATAATCAGTACGAATGTTTAACAAGCGAGAAACCTCTTGACGAGATGGAGGCAAAAGAAATATATGATAAGTTTAATAAGACTATTGAAAAGGAAGATAAAAAACTAAATCAAGAGGCTTTACAACATATCAAAGCCCTAAGAGAACTTGCTAATAAATCAAATAATATTTTTAAAGACCAAGACCAGATAAGAAGTATTTTGCAAGAATTAAGCGGAGCGCAACTTTATAATTCCTATTCTAATACTGATCGTGTAGGAAATCTCTATAATAAAATTAAACATACAAGACTAGCAGAGGAGGCTGGACAAAAGAAAGAAGACGATCCACGAATCAAATTCTTTAACAAGCGGTATTGA